TTCCGAATAGTTGATGTTAAATAAAACTTTTTGATATTTATACTTGGAAGTTTGAAAAAACTTTCGTATATTTGTAACCATATCAACACATGGGAGTAAATGAGTGTTGAAAATAAAAATTGAAATGTGCTTGGAAGTTTGAAAAAACTTTCGTATATTTGTAAAATAAATGTTTAACTAATTAAAAAATGGAGTAATTATGGCAATCGATTTAGATGCAATCCGAAACCGTCTGGACAGTCTGCAGACAAAAGTAAAAAAGACTGACAATTTGTGGAAGCCGAAGCCCGGCAAGCAGCAGGTACGAATCGTACCTTATGTACACAATCAATCAAACCCTTTTATCGAATTGTTTTTCCACTATGGATTTGGTGGTAAGAACATTCTATCACCCCAAACCTTTGGTGAGGCAGACCCGCTTATGGAGTTCGCTGACCAATTGAAGGCAACGGGAGATAGAAACGATTGGAATCTTTCCAAACAACTTACACCTAAGATGAGAACGTATGTTCCTGTCATTGTAAGAGGTGAGGAATCTGAGGGTGTTAAGTTTTGGGGATTCGGTAAGACCGTATACCAGGAATTGTTGGCATTCTTCGCTGACCCTGATTATGGTGATTTGACCGACCCGACTAGTGGTAGAGATATCACTGTAGAGTTCAAAACCGCTAAAGAGTTGGGTAAGAACTATCCTGAAACGTACATCCGTGTTAAACCAAACCAAACTCCTATCACAGAGGATAAGAATGTTTTGGAATTGGTTAAAGACCAGATTGAACTTCCAACGATGTTCAAAAAGTACTCTTACGATGAGATGAAAGGTTTGTTGGAGAAGTGGTTGGAAACTGGGCAGTTAGGTGATTCTGAGGAAGAGGAAACTCAACCAACCCAATCAACCGATTCACCATTCAAAGATGATGAACCAGCGGCAGTATCAAACGCAACTACTGCTGATGTAAAAGACGCATTTGAAGATTTATTTAACAATTAATAAGCTACAATATGTCCAAAACGAATCGTGATGAATTGAGTTCAATTCTGGCCGATAATCTTAACAAAAAGTTCAAAGGACAACAGAAGGTAGCTTACTTCTTAGATGGCTCCGAACAGACACCCACCGACCTTACTGAGTGGGTGTCTACAGGAGATGACATGCTAGACTTGGCTATCTCAAACCGACCAAATGGTGGGTTTCCTGTAGGAAGAATTGTTGAGGTTACAGGTCTTGAGGCGAGTGGTAAATCTCTACTATCAGCACATACATTGGCTAACACTCAAAAGAAGGGTGGGTTGGCTGTGTACATTGATACAGAGAACGCAATTAACCAAGAATTCTTAGAAGCACTGGGGGTAGATACTCAGAAGTTACTTTATGTACCTTTGGAGACTGTTGAAGATATCTTTGATGCTATGGATTCTATTATCGAATCTATCCGAAAATCTGATAAGGATAGGTTGGTAACTATCGTAGTTGATTCAGTAGCAGCAGCAACCACTAAGGTGGAACTATCTGCTGATTACGACCAAGCAGGTTACGCTACACAAAAAGCAATTATTATTTCAAAGGCAATGAGAAAGATTACAAATCTCATTGGTAGAGAACGAATTTTGGTAGTATTTACTAATCAGTTACGAGTTAGAATGGGTGTATCATTTGGTGACCCTTACACTACATCGGGTGGTAAAGCATTAGGTTTCCACGCATCGTGTAGATTGAGAATGAAACAAATGGGTAAGCTCAATTCTAAAGTGGGTGGTGTTGACCAGACAGTTGGTATCAAAACCAGAGTTCAGGTCATTAAGAACCGAATGGGACCACCACTCAGAGCAGTTGATTTTGAAATCTACTTTGATAGAGGTATCGATAGATATGGTTCGTGGTTAAACACTATGAAAACATATAAGTTGGTAAAGCAAGGTGGTGCGTGGTACACTTGGGTGGATGAATCAACTGGTGAGGAAATTAAATTCCAAGCAAAGGACTTCCAAAACTTATTGGAAGAACGACCTGAAGTGAAGGAAGAAATGTACAAACAAATTTGTGATGCATATATCTTAGGATACAAAGAAGCATCAGAAAATACGAACACAGACACAGCAGAATTTGATGATACAATCGACTAATTACAAAGAAATGTTAAGTAACCTAAGTGAAACATCCGTTGGTGATGTTAACGATAAAGTTATGATTGTAGATGGGTTGAATATGTTCATCAGAGTGTTTGGTGCAGTTCCTACACTAAATGATGATGGAGAGCACGTCGGAGGGGTAACAGGGTTTCTGTTATCCCTCGGCGCTCTTATCCGAAAGAACAAACCAACAAGAGTTTTGGTTGTATTTGATGGTAAGGGTGGCTCACATCGTAGAAAAAAGATGTACAAAGGTTACAAAGAGGGTAGAACGGGTCTTACAAAGGTTAACCGATTGGTTGGTTACGAAGATTTGGAGGACCAGAGAGAATCTATGAAAAATCAATTTAACCTACTGATTAAATACTTAGATTTACTACCAGTTGACTTATGTTACATCGACCACATTGAGGCAGATGATGTAATGGCATACGCTGCCCGACATATATTTGAAAAAGAAGTTATGATTATCTCTTCTGATAAGGATTTCTTACAATTGGTGGATGATAGAATTTCAGTATATCTACCAACTAAAAAGAAACTGATGCAGAAAGAAGATGTAAAGGAGTTGTATGGAGTACCATCCCACAACTTAGTTTACTATAGAATCTTTGATGGTGATAAATCCGATAATATTCCTGGTGTAAGAGGAATTGGACCAAAAACGATAATCAACAAATTGGAATTTCTTCAATCGGAAGAACTAACATTAGATACACTATTTGAAAGGGTATCTGAGCTGGAAGATGATAAACTGAAGAATAAAATCTTAGAGAGTAAGGATACACTTACATTGAACTATGATTTGATGCAGTTATCAGAACCTGATATGAGTTCTTCGATTACTTCAAATATACGAAACATCATTGATTCACCAATCAATGGTCTTAACTCGTTCACATTCAAAAAAGAGTTTATGATTGATAAATTGTACACTGCTTTTAAGAACGTTGATACGTGGTTAGTGAATACTTGGCAGGATTTGGATAAGTATTCGAAACAAACCAAAAAATAATTTGGTAATTAGGTAATAAATTCGTATATTTACTCTATGGATAAATTTGGAAATAAGTTTGGAACGAGCTTCCAGATAAAGATAATATCAGCGCTGTTATCTGATAGGATATTCCTTCAGACGGTATATGATATTCTCAAACCTGAGATGTTCGATTCTGAAGCAAATGAATGGTTGGTAACTAAGACCTTATCACATTTTGATAACTATTCTAAGTTACCTACCCTTGATGTGTTTAAGAATGAGGTAGATAAGGTTGAGAGAGATGTTCTGAAGCAATCCATTATCGATAACCTAAAGCAAGTTTGGCATCAATTAGAATCTGAGGATTTAGATTACGTTAAAGAACAAACATTAGAGTTCTGTAAGAACCAAACGTTCAAAAGCGCTATCTTAGAATCAGTTGGGTTATTAGAAGAGGGTAAATTTGATGTAATCAAATCTAAGATTGATTCCGCTATGAAAGCGGGACAGGATACTGATATCGGACATGAATATAAAGAAAATATCACCGAACGATACGAATCTACCGTTAGAAATGTAATTCCATCTGGTTGGGATGTGATTGATGAATTAGTTGATGGTGGATTTGGTAAGGGGGAGTTGATTATGTTTGCCGCTCCTCCGGGTATTGGTAAATCTTGGGCATTGGTGAATGTAGGTATGGCTGCAGCGAAGGCAGGTAAGACCGTTGTTCACTATACGTTAGAGTTGAATGAGGGGTATGTGGGGCAGAGATATGATGCGGTGTTGACTGGGATTGCTGTACCTAACCTAAAATACAACATCGAAGATGTAACTACTCAGGTTGGTAATTTGGGTGGTGAATTGATTATTAAGTATTGGCCTACTAAATCGGCGGGGTTAAATACACTTAGAGCATCTTTGGATAAACTGAAATTGCAGGGAAAGAATCCAGATGTTATCATTGTGGATTACGCTGATTTGTTGAAGGGTAATAGTAGAAAAGAAAGACACGAAGAATTGGAAGAGATTGTGGAGGGTTTAAGAGGTATTGCCGGTGAGTATGAATGCCCACTATATACAGCATCTCAAATCAATCGTAGTGGGGCTGAAGATGATATTATTACGGGTACAAAAATTGCAGGTTCGTTCTCTAAATTGATGACTGCAGATTTTATGGTTTCGTTGAGTAGAAAGATTGAGGATAAGTTGGCGGGAACTGGAAGATGGCACGTTATCAAAAATAGATTCGGACCAGATGGGATGACTCTACCATCTAAAGCGAATATGAGTAATGGTAGAATTAACATATATTCCGATGATTCCATTGATGGTAAAAAAACCCAAAGTGATATGTCAAAGGGGGAGAGTTTAGTAAGAAAGAATTTGTTACAAAAATACAACGATATGAAGGGAGATATTGACTTCTAACCACTATATATTATCACCCAAACAGAATTTCGAACACAAAAAAAGAGAGAACAATACTATGGCACAATTGTTTACAGAAAGAATACCATTTAAACCATTTGAATATCCAGAATACTACACCGAAGGTTGGTTGAAACAAGCACAAGCATTTTGGTTACATACTGAAATCCCAATGCAAGGTGATTTGAAGGATTGGAACGAAAATCTTAATGAATCGGAAAAGAACTTAGTTGGTAATATCCTATTAGGATTCGCACAAACAGAATGTGCTGTATCCGACTATTGGACTACTATGGTAACTAAGTGGTTTCCGAAGCATGAGATTAAACAAATGGCAATGATGTTTGGTTCTCAAGAAACAATTCATGCCACCGCATATTCATATCTCAATGAATCATTGGGATTAGAAGATTTTGAGGCATTCCTACACGAACCTGCAATTGCAGAAAAGTTTGAATATCTAACATCCACTTCAGCAGATTGGACATATGAGGATTTGGCAACGAATCCAAAGGCAAGGGAAGAAGTGGCACGTTCGTTAGCAATATTCTCAGCGTTTGCAGAAGGTGTATCACTATATAGCTCGTTTGCTGTGCTGTATTCCTTTCAGATGAGAAATCTTCTAAAAGGAATCGGCCAGCAGATGAAGTGGTCTGTTAGAGATGAATCACTACACTCAAAGATGGGATGTCAGTTGTTCCGCCATATGTGTGATGAATATCCTGAATTGATTGATTCAGTTAAAAGTGATGTGGAACAAGCGGCTAAATTTATGGTTGAGATGGAACATAAGTTTATTGATAAGATGTTTGAAATGGGGGATTTGGAAAACCTCAAATCAAAGGACTTGAAGAATTTCATCTCAAAAAGAGGAAACGAAAAGTTAAAAGAGTTGGGATATGAACCTATTTTTGAATTCAATTCAAAATCAGCAGAAGAGTTGGATTGGTTCTATCATTTAACAGGTGGAACTACACATACTGATTTCTTCGCAGTAAGACCTACTGATTATTCGAAGGCAAACGAAGGTGAAGATTTTAACGATATTTGGTAAAAAGTTATGAAGAATTTTGGAGAAGAATTAGGTTGGGAAATCGGAGTTGATTTTCCTGACTGGGGAAATACAGAGATTTATGTTAAAACAATTTCAAAAGGATATCTTTTGGCGGGTGAAACCCCTAAAGATGCTTATTGGAGAGTTTCAACGGCAGTCGCTAGGAGATTGGGTAAACCGCATCTCGCTAGTAAGTTTTTTGATTATATTTGGAGGGGTTGGCTTAATTTGGCTACTCCTGTACTATCCAATACTGGGACTGATAGAGGGCTTCCGATATCTTGTTTCGGAATCGATGTTGGTGATTCAATCCAAGAAATCGGACAGAAAAACTTAGAGATGATGTTACTCGCTAAGCATGGGGGTGGGGTTGGTATTGGTATCAATCAAATCAGACCCGCTGGGAGTAGAATTACTCAAAATGGTACATCTGATGGAGTAGTACCATTCACAAAAATTTATGATTCAACCATCCTTGCCACAAATCAGGGTAGTGTACGAAGAGGTGCCGCATCGGTTAACCTAAATATAGAACATGGTGATTTCGATGAGTGGATTGAGATTAGAGAACCTAAAGGTGATGTAAACCGACAGTGTTTGAATTTACACCAATGTGTTATTGTTGGTGATAAGTTTATGAGAAAATTAGAAGATGGTGATGATGAAGCTCGTAGACGATGGGGTAAGGTACTTCAGAAGAGAAAAGCAACTGGTGAACCTTATATTATGTATAAGGGGAATGTTAATAAAGCAAATCCCGAAGCATACAAGCAGAACGGATTAAAAGTGTTTATGACGAACATTTGTTCTGAGATTGCACTCCACACCGATGAATCTCACTCATTTGTTTGTTGTTTATCATCTCTGAACTTATCTAAATATGATGAGTGGAAACATACTGATTTGATTTATACAGCAACTTGGTTTTTGGATGGTGTACTCGAAGAGTTCATTCAGAGAGCAAAGAATATGAGAGGATTTGAAAATTCTGTACGTTCAGCTGAAAAAGGTAGAGCATTAGGATTGGGTGTGTTGGGGTGGCATACATACCTACAACAAAATGGAATACCATTTGATTCACTTACTGCTCAGTTTGAAACTCGTAGAATCTTTTCTCAAATGAAAATTGAATCTGAGAGAGCAAGTAGAGATTTGGCTGAGGAATATGGTGAACCATTATGGTGTATTGGTACGGGTATGAGAAATACTCACCTTAGAGCAGTAGCACCAACAGTATCTAATTCGAAGTTGGCGGGTAATGTATCACCAGGCATTGAACCTTGGGCAGCCAATGTGTTCACAGAACAAACTGCTAAAGGTACATTCATCCGTAAGAACAGAGAGTTAGAAAAAGTACTTAGAAAAGTAGGTATCAATAATAAAGATACGTGGGATAAGATTTTATCTGATGGTGGTTCGATTCAAGGTATTGATGAATTAGATAATTGGGTATATTGTGATGGTAGAGTTGTAAATGTATCTGATTGTGAAGAGGGCAAAGTAGTGGATACAGTTAAAGATGTATTCAAAACTTTCAAAGAAATCAATCAATTGGAATTGGTGAGACAGGCGGGTGTACGACAACAATACATCGACCAATCAGTATCACTTAATCTTGCGTTTCCATCGCAAGCAACACCAAAGTGGTTGAATCAAGTTCATATGGAGGCTTGGAAGCAAGGAGTTAAAACGTTATACTATACACGAACAGAATCAGTTCTAAGAGGTGATATCGCCGCACAAGCGATGGACCCTGATTGTTTGTCGTGTGATGGTTAAATCAATAAAGGAGTAATAAAATGAAGTATTTGTATTTTTCAGCACAATGGTGTGGTCCGTGTAGAATGTTAGGGCCGGTAATGAATGAGGTATCGGCTGAGGTTCCTGTTCAAAAAGTAGATGTAGATAAAGAATTTGAGTTGGCACAAAAGTTCAATGTAAGAAACATACCAACCGTTGTATTGGTAAATGGTGATTCTGAAGTTAAACGCTTTATTGGAGTAAACCCAAAACAGGCATATTTAGATGCCGCAAAATAATTTGGAATTTTCAAAATAATTTCGTATATTAGTAGTTATGGAAGAAGTATTAAATAAGCTAAAAGAATTTCATTTGGTATATGGACACCCAATCGAGTCCGAACCCACAACTCAAACTGATGAGTTGGCCGAACTGAGATATAGATTAGGTAAAGAAGAGTTGGATGAATACTTAGAGGCAAATCGTAATGATGACCCAGTAGAAGTAGCAGATGCATTGGCAGACCAACTCTATATCCTATTGGGAACGATGTTAGCACATGGAATGCAAAATGTAATCGCAGAAGTGTTTGATGAGGTACATCGTTCTAATATGTCAAAGTTGGGTGAAGATGGTAAACCAATCAAAAGAGAAGATGGTAAGATTCTAAAAGGACCGAACTACTTCAAACCTGATTTGGGTAAAATCATCAATAAAGAGTGGGAGAGAAAACGACTCCAACCACAAATACCATTTGATGAAAAA